TGGTTAGTAAAGTAAGTCATAGTGTAAGCAACAGAGTTATCTGTAAATCCACCATACTCTGCTATGCCATTAGCTTGTGTAAGATACATTTCTTTAGTTGTTTTATCGTAAACAAAATCAGTGTGGTCTAAGTTGTTCCAAGTTGTTACTCTATAAGCACCATCTTCTAGTGGTCTACGAGTATCAAATACATAGATAGTTTTTGCTTCTGGTAAAAATATTAAATAAAACGCTTTCTCAGGAAAGTAACAAGACTTAATCAAACTAAAATTAGATTCTCTATTTACATTACCTAAGAAAGAATCTCTTATGTTTTTAGATAAGTCATTTAACTTAGCTGACTTTTCTTGTATCGTTCTACCTAAACTTCTTAATCCTGTAGCAGATAAAAATAAAATATCCGCACCTGTATTTTGTATTGTATCTCTAGTAATACAACCCACACCTTCTAATACTTCTACTAAGGTTAAGGTGTTTACATCAAAACTACCTTGAAAACTATCGTTGTCTTTAAATATAATAATGTTGTTCTTACAAAAGATAATTAAATATCCATTGTGGCTACCAAGCCCTGTAACGACATCTGAGCCTTTTGGAAGCACACCTGCTATATTGATACTACCTGCACTCCCACTGCCCCATTTAGTACCTTCTAAGAGGTCTGAGAAGTATACAGTAGTCTTGTTAGTGGCAGTGTCTGCTGCCCATAGTCTACCATAAGCACTCATTACTATGTTTGCACTAGGTACATTACCTGTATAATCAGCGTGTTGGTCTATGCTTTTAAACTCATCAGCAGTAGACTCATTAGTGTAGTACAAAGGTTTGTAACCTGCTTGAAAGAAATAAGCTCTATCATTTAAGGTTACACACTGCCAGTTACCTGCTAATATAGTATCAGTTGTAGTAGGTGTTATTGTAGTAAGTGTACCAAAACCTTTTTTAAATGTAGTAGCGTTCCAAGATATAAAAGTATTAACACCAGCTACATCTAAGAAGGGGTGCATACCTAATAGGTTAATACCATCACTACCTGTTGTACGATAGAACCAACCTTCTCTTGCACCTAGTCTACCAAACTCATCAATAACACAGTTGTTTGCATCAAGAGCAAAGCTAGGGTCATTAGACAAACTAGACTCTTGAGTATTTAAACCTAAAAATGCTGGTGCTACTAGTGATGCTGTTACTAATTCTTTTGCCATATTAGTTTGTACTCACAATAAATGGTACTTCTTCAACTGTAAGGATACAAGAAACTCCTGTACCACCTGCACATGAACCTTTGATTTTATAACCAGCCTCTAGCATTACATAACCACCATTCATTTGTAATTCTATAAAGTCACCAGCACTTAAACTCTTATCACCTAGCACTGTTATCTCTGTAGAATCAAAGTTAATAGTTACATTTGTATCGCCTCTAGTAGAACCTGCACTGTTAGATACAAAAACAAGAACTAACTTTGCTCTCATATTATTGGGTACTGTATATAAATCTGCTGCTGATGATGCTAGTGATTCTACAAAGACTGTTCTAGCTTTCATACCACACTAACTCCTCTGGGTGTTTGTTACCATCTAAAGTTACTGCATCTTGTAAAGCATTAGTAGCTCTAGCATAAGCACTAACAGGGTTGATACCACCATCTTCACCACGCTCCTCTACTGCCATTGCATAGGCTAATAGCTCTACTGGTTTAGTTGGTACAGTTAATGTATCAGCATCATTTACTAAATCGTCTGACCTAAGTACACAGTTAAATCTAATTGTGTATGCTTTGTCTGGTATAGGATATAGGTCTACTTGTGTATCACCATCAGGACTAACTCCGTTAAACGAATAGTAATAAGGTGAGCCTGTTGCTACATCATTACTTAAAAAGAATTTATTAAAATCGTGTGCTGCTTTGTAATCTAAGAAAAAGTTATCTGTTACATTTGTTGCATCTAATACTGTTAAAGAGTTTAAAGAACCATTTAGTTCATAGTTAAAAATACCACTGGTTGTAGTAGCACTTAATGTAGTTCTTAATGCACTCCAGTTCCAAGCATTTTCTACTGATTCTTTTGCATCATTAACAATTACAGCTATCAAACTAGAGTAAGAAGATTCATTAACTGTTGATACAGTACGCTCTCTTAATCGTTTTAAAATGTTATTAACTATATCTAAGTAAGTCATATCTTGTATCCTAATTAAACCATTTAGAGAATAAGGTGCTACCAATACCACCTAATCCCATTGCTATAAATATAGCTCCAGCAAACATTCCCTTTCCTTTAGCCATTTGTTTTTCTAATTCATTTACTCGTTCAGATAACATAGTGCAAGTTTTATTCATTTCACTTATTTCATTATTAAGCTGAGTAACTACTGCTACTAACTGTCCTGCTTCGTAATCTGTCATGTTAGACATTAGTATGTTTTTCCTTTATACTATTGCTTTTATCATTACTTGTGGTTTTGAAAAAATTGATACATCAGCTCCATCCCAGTATCTTGTTGCATGAAGTTTTTGTTCATTACCACTGCCATATTCTCTTACTTCCCATTTTAAATAAAGTGTAGGTCTAACATCAGTAAGAATAGCCTCATTTGCTACACCAGTGCTTGCTCCAAGTATTATAGGAACACGAAAGATTGGGTTTGAACCAGCATAATAAGCAAAATGATTTCTTCTAAAACTTTCAGCTTCTATATATGTGCTACCATCAGTGCTATAATAAAATCTATAATGAGATATTCCACCAACCTCTACATATCCAATATAAAAATTCCATTCATATATAACCATTGTTGTTCCAACAGGAGGAGTATAGTTAGTTACTTCTGAACCTGTAGCAACTGCATAAGTTGTTGTTAAATTTTGTACACCAGTTACATTAGTTATAGTTGCTCTGCCACGCAAATCTGTTCCATTACAAAGTGAGTGAAGTTCTTCAATAACTGAACCAGTAGAATCTATAGCTAATGTTCCCGAACTTGCGGGCATAGTAATAGTATTTGTTCCAGCTACTGCTGGTGCTGATACAGTGATAGCTCCGCTTGTATCTCCTGTAAGGACTATTGAACTCATTACACACTTGCTCCTTTAAGCTCGTCTAGTGTTGTCATGCTATCCACTTGATTAGTAATATCTCGTAGTCTTTGTTTCTCTGTGACTATAGCTGAAGTTGATGTGCCAGCTTCTTGTGCTTGCATAAACAAAATATCTTGTGCTTCAAGTAAAGGCTTTCGTTCTTCACGAAGTCTGTCTTTAGTAATAACTTTAGCTTTAGTTATGTCTACTGTTATGCCCATGTCCATGCACCTCTAAATGCTCTATCTGATGGTACTACACTATCTTCTACTATTTCGTAGTTAGCTCCTGCTGGTACATCTTTAGCAGCTAGTTCTTCCATAGTGTGAGTTAATAAATACTCAGGTGCAGGAACAATAACTGCTACTCCACCATCACTTGTTTCATATATTATTCTCATTCTACTTTTCCTTTTATCTTATAAAATTTACATTGACTATAGGCATATCTAAATTAACATTTGTTGAGGCTCTTGTATTAAATCTATATGCACTTGTTGTAGGTAGAACAGTTGCTCCAGCAATAAATACATTGTTGTTAACTGCAGATGAAGTTGACCCATTTACCGAATAATCATCATCAGGCATAGCTGTAGTAAAATTAACTGTATAATTACCAACAGCATTATCAGTTATACTAGATACATTTCCAGAAGCATTTATACTAACAGTACCAGTACCAACAAAGTTTACCCAAGCACGACACCCGTACGCTGTAGCAACAGACCCATATCCTGAGTCAAACTTTAATAGACCTGCTGGGGTTAATCTCATTTGTTCAGTTTCATTAACACCTAAAACAAGGTCGCGTGCTGCTGAGTTGTGATAAAGATGAGCTGCACTTGCATCTAGAGCAATTCCAAAATCATATCCATTTCCATCTATTTTTAGTTGTCCTGCCGCAGCAGAACTCATGGAAACATCTGCACCATTTAACACGGCAAGACCTGTACTACTGACTTGAGCTTTAGTAGACCCTGCTGATTGGAAGTCAATCTGACCACTGGTATCAGAGGTTAGTTTTAAACCATCACTTGTATCTGCATTAATAATTGTAGCCATTACTTATCCTATGGTTTTGGGTTATCTGTTTTAACTTTAGCTATTGCAGTTGCCCAAGTAGTTGTACCATTAACACTATCCCAATATTGCATATCTAGTTGGTCTTGTATTGATGGGTATTCTGTTGCTCTTAATTTTTTGTAAACATTAGCAGCTTGTTCTGTTTCTAATCTTAAAGTTTCGTCATCTATTAGTTGTTGTTCTGCTTCTGTTGGTAACCTTTCAACTCTATTTTCAACTATAAAGTTTTGTCCATTGCGATTAGACCACCCACCAAATAAATTAGTTATTGCCTGTTCTATCATGCTGAAATCTCCACAACTTGTAGTTCTGATATCCCACTTTCATAAGCATTAGCACCTGCACTTCCTTGAGCTCTATTAGTGTATAAAGTTTCACTACTATCAGATGTTGCAACTAAAGTGTAAGTAATAGCTGACCCAACAGTGCTTCCTGTGCTATCTACAGTTTGTAAATACATAATTTCTGGTGTTGAGGCAAAGTTATTTGCTGCACCATAATTTATACATGGCATTGATAAACCATGCCACGCATTATTGCTAGTAGTGTTTATTCTAGTTCCATCTCTTTGTAAATTAAAAACAGCATCATGAGGATTATTTACTTCACCCCACCACCTAACACTAATAATAAATTTACTTCCAGCTCCTAACGGAGTAATAGATATATCAAAGTCTGTACCAGAACCAACTTGAGAATCCGTTGCATTAATTGTTTGTGAACTTTGAGTTGATACTACTTTATTTACTGTTTGTAATATTTTTTGAGTAGCTGTTGTTACAGCAGTACCACCAGAATCACCACTAATTATTGTAGCCATATTATAATACCACCCATCTTTGTCCACTTGGAACTGTTACTGTAACACCACTTGCAATAGTCATTGGGCTAACACTCATACCATTAGTGTCAGTAGTTAAAGTATAGTCAGCAGTTATCTCGTTACTGTTCTCGTATATTGCACCACCTGCTGATGCACCACCACCACCACCTATAGCACCCCAAGCACTTCCATCATATCCTTCAAAAGAACCTGTGGTAGAATTAAACCTAATGTATCCTGCTGCTGGTGAACCATCTCGTTGTGCTGTAGTACCACTAGGTAATAAACCTGCACCTGTACTAGAGGTTTTAGTTACAGTAGTTGCTAGTGGAGAGGCATCATCTGCCTTAGTTCCTTGTGCTGCTGTAGCGTAATCTGTACTTGCTGTAGTTGCAGCAGTTCCTAATCCTAGTGTAGTTCTAGCTGTACTTGCGTCTGCATCATCTATTAGTGTACCACCAAAGGTAGACACTGCTGACGCTGCTACATAATCTGTACTAGCTGTGGTAGCTGCTGTTCCTAAACCTAAGTTAGTTCTTGCAGTGCCAGCATTAGCTAAGTCTGATAAGTTGTTTGCTTTGAGTGCTGCTGATGAAAGAGTATTAGCTGCTTCTGTTGCAGAGTTGGCTGCATTTGTAGCACTTGTAGCTGCGTTTGTTTCGCTTGTACTTGCTGCACTAGCAGAGTTACTAGCGTTGGTTGCTTGTGTTGAAGCTGTAGTTGCTGAAGTAGCTGCATTAGTAGCAGATGTACTAGCTTCAGAAGCCTTAGTTGTTGCTGTTGTAGCAGATGTAGCTGCATTAGTTGCTGATGTAGATGCCTCACTAGCTTTAGTAGTAGCTGTAGAAGCACTGCTTGCTGCATTTGTTTCAGCAGTTTCTGCATTAGTTTCTGCTGTTTCAGCATTTGTTTCTGAGGTTGCCGCTGCCGTAGCTGAACTTGCTGCTGCGGTAGCTGAATTAGAAGCGTTAGTCGCTTGTGTACTTGCAGTAGATGCAGATGTACTTGCATTACTTGCAGAAGTAGAAGCACCAGAGGCAGAAGATGCTGCTGCTGTTGCTGAGTTACTTGCATTAGTTTCTGATGTGCTAGCATTACTAGCTGATGTACTGGCTGAAGTTGCACTTGAT